GGATCATCTCGCGTTTCGACTGCGAATCCATCGGCGGACCCTCTTCCGGCTCGATCATCAGGTCGTATTCGTCCTTGATCTGAGGACCGGTGAAGCTCAGCCACCAGCGCGCGCCGTCAGGACCGACGATCTGCTCGATGCGCTCACCCGTCCATCGCGTAAAGATCTGCTGGTTCCATTTGCGTACGATGCCGGTGAGCATGTCGGCGACAGCGTCACGCCGTTCGTCGAGGCGGATGTTCATCGACTGAAAAACCTTTTTCGTCTCCTCGGATGAGATATGGGTCTTGCCCTGGTACTCGCCGGAGCCAACCCGAGACATCCCGACCATTTCGCGGATGTCACCTCTGACGATGTCACCAGCAAGGGTCAAATCTTGCAAAATTCCTGATGCCCCGGGGGACATCGTGGCGACAGAATCCTTGATCGAACCCTCGGTGTCGACCTGGGCAAAGGCCATGACGTCGGCGCTGGTCAGTTTCTGCAGCTCTTCCGGTGAAATCGTTCCTTTCTTGACCAAACCTTTCAAAATGTCGATACGGCGGTGCTTGCGGGCTTGGGTGCGGATCTCGATCAGTTCCCGGAGCTGGGGCTCGATGATGCGGGCGTCTGGGATGCCGTAAATGAAGTCGGGGTCGTTGTTGAAAACGAGCGTCTCGACGGGCAAACCTTCGATCTGCATCTCGTCGACTTCTTTTCTCAGAAGCGACGGGTGGTCCATCGTTAGCGCCAGTACCTTCCCTGTTCTGCCGTCGTGGACTTGCCAAAGCTCAACCCATTGCTCGTCGGGGTTGACGGCCCCTACACCAGCCTGGGGCAGCGGTTCGACCATTCCGCCCTCGGGACTCGTTCTGTTGGGAACGACAGTACCGGAAATCCCGGCTTTATTCGAATATTTTTTATCGGCCATGATATCACGGACTTGGCGGAAAACGCGCAGGGCGACCCATTCGGCGGATTCGGGATCGGAACAACCCCAGGGGTAGACAACGTCCTCGGGGCGAGCTCGGAGGAACCACGGCATCCCGGGCTGGACGTTTTTGTTCGTCTCGATTCTGTTTCCCTTCGCGTCGAATTGGGTCATAGAATACATTCCGCCGATCATTCGCGATGGGTCGAGGCCGTACTGGGAGTCGTAGCCGTGGAAACCGGAGGCGATGCCGCAGAAAAAAGTGTCAGTAATCATCTTTTTCATCTCGCGCTTCGTCATGAGCTCGTAAAGGAGCCAGTTGTCGATTTTTTGCACGAGACGGGCCATCAGCTCGGCTTCGATACCCGGTCGACGGGGCGTAACCGTGACTTTCGGGTTACGGAAATAGGTTTGGGGGACGAGGGAGCGGCAAACGGAGTACATCAGGTTTACCGGGACTTGGTTTTCCTGAAATTCATGCCGGTAATACGCCTTGTACTTGTTCCATTCCGTCGAACGGGCAATTTTTAGCTGGAATCGCTGGCCATCCTTGATCCGGTCCTGCCAATTCGTCAGCTCTTTATCCCTGACATCACTCATTTCTTCCCCTTCATTGCTTTTATCGCTTTGATGCGGCGCATGTTACCTGCTCTCATTCCCTTGATCTCCTGTTGACGGCCGCGGCACGGTTGACGGCTGCCGGCCTTGCTTCTTCTTGAGGCTGTTCTTGAGCTTCTTCGGTCATTTTCCCACCTTTGTTTGTACGGCTTTTGTACGTGCGCGGGGTTTTTCCTTCAAAACATAAAATCTTTGGCGCCCGATATCCTGAAAACTTACCGCGTCCTTCGCCCACGACGGTTCACCGAATGCCCTGACGTTTTCGTGATGCGTGAAGGGAAGAATCTTGTCGGGGTTGGCGATCAACTGCTGGTTGATGGCGTTGTGCTGGGCCCAGACGGCCTTTTCATAAGGCGTCAGGTCTCCGGTCGTGGCCTTGACGAACTGTTTGCTGCGAAATTTATAGGCGGATGATCCTGCCATGGCTCGTTCAAAACCCTCTTTCTCGACGCGATTAAGGTAGGCTGAGGCTGCGGCAGCGACTTCTTCCGGCGGACCGCCGGCTGTCTCGGCAAAAACGACATTTGTCAGTACGCGTTGTTGATCTGGGGTCAGGTTGATCGTCTTTTTAGGCATCTGGGCCCCCGTGAGCAAGAGGATCAGGCAGAAAAGAAGCGCCGGAGCCCTTCGCCCGCTCAAATTCCGCGATGACATTGTCGAAAGACCAGATGTCGGTTGAGCGGCCGGGCTCGGTCGTGACGGGCCGGGGGGCGTAACGGAGCAGCGAGCCGCAAACGTCGATGATATCTTTGAAGGCGCCGTACGGATAATCCTCGATCTCCTGAACCAGATCCTTCATTCCGCGCAAAATATGGAACATTCCATTGGCAACGACAGGTTGGAGGGACTGAATACGAAGATCCTTAGCCCCTTTTCGGTTGTCGGCAGGGAGAGACTCAATAAAGTAAGCTCCACCGGCACTCGTTTGCATATCCAGCCGGGCGAAGTGGCGCAAGGCAACCTGGTAGCCGACTTCCTCGACCAAAACACGACTGTTGAATTGTCGCTGATGGGCTTTGATGAGCTCGATGACCTCGGTCGGGGTGAATTTCCCGGCGTCGACCCGCGCGATCCAGAGGTTGTTCTTCTCATCTTTCCCTCCTGTTAATACGACGTTCTTGCATATCTTTTTAGTGTCCTTCCACGAGGCCAGATCGACGATCGTGCGCCAGGCGATGCCGGTCGGGTATTCGGAAAACTCGTCGTGTCGGATGATATGGGCGATGTTAAAGGTGATGTCGCTGCCGGCTCTCGGTCGATTAAGGTATTGGGTTTCGAAAATTGAAGGGCCCTGCGCATCACGGATGGTTTGGAGCGTGGCGACGCCGAATCTCTCTGGCCAGACGCACTCGTCATCCGACTCGACGGGCCAGGCGGCACCTTTCGTCGCGGTGATCTCGAAGCAGTCGTACTGGGATTCGCAGCGACGGATGTAGTCGATCAGGTCGTGCGGGGCCCATCGTGTCCCGGTGTTATCGATGCAGGCGGTGTTGGGGTCGACGAACAGCGAACTGACGAGCTTGTGCCAGCCGATCGCGTTATCGATGTCTTCCTGCGACGGCATGAGTTCTTGTCCCGTGAAGTCATCTTTCTTCGCAAATATCAAGTCATCCTCGATGATGTGGTCGAAGTGCTGCGAGATAACAGAACCTCCGACACCTACCGCAGTATAGGTGCCTTCCGTGAAGAGGCCAGGCCGCTTGATCTCAGCGCAACTGTCCGACCACCGGGTTTTGTTGAACTCGGGGACAAGCTCGGGGAAAGCGGCCTTGAGTCGGTCATTTGATTCCCACTCGCGTTTGATCTTGTTAATCATGCGTGACGCCAGATCGACGGTGCAGGAGGCGATGAGGATCCGGACGTCCGCGCCTTTGTAAGGATAAATTGTTTTGTAAAGACCTTCTTCGTCGGGGAGGGTCAACCAGATCGATTTCCCGATGGTGATAACCCAGGTTTTGAAGAAGGAACGAGGGACGCAAGCCTGTCTGAATCTTGAGTATTTAGGGCTGGTCGTGAAATGGCAGATGTCGCCGTGGACGTGGGGCACCATGTCTTTGTAACCCAACACCTCTTTACAGAGGTAATAAAGGTCACGCTGACACATGATGCGGTCGTACTGCGCTTGTTTTGAGAGCTGTCTCATCTCCGGCCTTCGTTGCTAGTCCGGATCCGAGCTCTCCTCTTGGGTAGGTGCATCAGAGCCTTTATCCGTCACGGAGCTCGACGGCACATCCACGATCGGCGAGTCAACCCGGCGTTGACGAGCCAAAAGGAATTTGCTGTCTTTGTTCTCAAGTCGCGTAATGATGGTTTCCACCTCTGACAGCGTGGACTTGGCCCGTTCCACCTCTTCCGGTGTGTACGGCCGTTCTCTCGTTTCGATGACCTCGACAGCCTTCAGGCCGGTTCGGTCCAAAATGTCTTTAGCGGCTTCGTACTGCAGCCGGTCTTTCAATTCACCTTTACGCATCAGCCTGATGATCTTGTTGACCGCTTCGTTCTGGGCAGCCTCAAGCTTCTTACGGGCGCGGCAGTTGATGGTCTGGTCAACCTCGTGCGCAATGACTTCCTTCAAGGATTGGTTAGCGAGGGCCTGAAGTCTTTCTCGAAAATAAGGTTGGTTACGGTAATTCCTGATGGTGCTGATCTTTAACCCGATGGTCTCCGACAAATCCTCATCACTCATGCCCTTGTACGTCGCCATGAGGATCTTGGTATGCTTCGCGGTCCAGGTGTCTTCGTTTAATCGGGTAAAGGTATCGGCCATTGCGCACAAGTCTCCTGTTTAAGAAATACAACACTTGTTGGAAAAAGTCAACACATTTTCCAGAAAATTTTAAAAAATTTTTTAAGTTGTTCCGTGACAAGGATTTAGGTGATTCAACGGATTTTTTGTATTATGTAAGTCGAGGTTGCCATCCGATCCCGACGAGACCGGCAAGGGGGGAAACCACTTATCCACAGCTTTTCCACAGGTTATTCACAGTTGAAAAAATTCGACACCTGTTGAGTTTTTTATACACTCGTTTGTGCGGTTGTGGATAACTCAAAAAACCCTCGACGAGTCGTCGTCTAGCTTCCCGTCGGGCGTGTTGGCTCTCGAATGTTGACTAGTCTGGTAATGATTGAGCCAGGCTCGACGGACGGAAAAAATTCTCTTGACACACTACACTTCCGCAAGTTGTTTGGTTTCATTGACTTGGGCTCCGTCAGCGTCGGAACGTTGAAAATGACAGGCTTTGAACCGAAACACGGGGAACGGCCAACCAACTTGGCCGGAATAGCTAATCATTACTAACTTAGTAAACATACTAAAAATTGAGTAGGGGGATACCATGCAGCTAATCACGTCCGACGGGGTTATCATCAGGGATTCAGGCACGAATCGAAATCTTTTGCGTGGGATATTGTGTCATTCCATGCCATATCCGTGGCAGCAAGGCGGGGCTGTTATCTCGCCGAGTGAGTCGACGCTGGTCGACGCTGAAGAAAATGTCAAAAAGGGCATAACGGCCTAGCCCATGCAATCAGGCCGAAAACAAAACGCGAGTAAATGGGAGATAAAAAAAATGAACAACAACAACACAACACAGAACAGAGTCGCAAACGTCACGCCAACAGACAAGACACCAGAACACCGCAAAGACGAATTGGAGCTTGTTCTCGGCTCACCCGATGCCGTCATTCCTGATGCAATCAAGGCCAACGCCAAACTAATTGACGGGAAAGATATCAAAATCGGAAATACCGTCTTGCGTAACTTGGGCGAGTGCTACGCCAGAGCGTGGCAATCAAAAACCGGAAAACGTGCCGGTGAAACCTCATATACTTTATTTGATAATAGGTATGAACCTATAGTTATTAAAGGCAAAGATAATACAAAGTTATATATTAGATTATCTATTGTCACATTCTAACCCCGTCTGATGATGCCTTGCTTGTTACAGGGCGAAACTTGAGGGCTTGTCCGGCCTCAAGTCACGGGAAACACGCTAGGAAGCCTCTGGACGCATTTTTGGGGTTGAGGCATAGCCAAACACGTTTTGGACTTGAAAATTGATTCTAGGCCTATCCTAGCCTCAAAGAAGGGCATTCACGAAGGCAGCCAGACCATGAAATTGAAGAGATTCCAAGTTTACCACATTGAACACGGCTTTAGATATACCGTTTTAGAATATAGTAAAAAAGAAGCTATTCAGTTTTTACAGGTTAAATATCCTTTAACATTTAATGAGTATTATATTTTGAAAGGATAAACTAAAATGGCTATATGTATATTTATATTTGTATTCACATTATTTC